AGGCTAAGGTTATTGGCGAGCTAATCAAACAGTCAGGGGCTAACACTGAGAAGTTTTGCATAGCATTCAAGTGCAAAGATGTTGCATCCCTTTCCGCGTCAAACTTTGATCGAGCCAAAGAGCTACTGGAGAAGAAGATTGGAGACCAAGAAGAAGTTTAATCGGTCTCATTGCGGATGCTGCGGACAGGGGATTAGTCCTAAGATGATGTTCTGCGATGAGTGTAAGTTAATCTTTAATAAATTCGAGTCACTGTGGAGGCGTTATGAACAAAGACCCAGTAATGGTAGATCTTGATCGATACCTAACAGAGAGTGAGGAGGACTACATTAGTCCTGAAGACAGAGAACGCGATAGACAAGAGTATCTAGCAGACCAAGGAGACTATGATGCGGATTGATCAGAACGAGCAGGGTAGTCCTGAGTGGTTAGCAGCCAGACTAGGCATCCCTTCCGCGTCAATGTTTGCCAAGTTAGTCACCACAAAAGGCATCTGGTCTGCATCGGCTGATGCCTACATCAATCAACTGGTCGCTGAGCGGTTGACAGGCGAGCGTGAGGAGGTTTTCCAGTCTCACCATATGCTGAGGGGTACAGAACTAGAAAAGGACGCTAGAGATTTGTACTCACTGATCAGTGACGCGGAGGTGACTGAGGTTGGGTTCTGCTTACACGACACTCTTTCAGCAGGGTGTTCGCCAGACGGATTAATAGGGGAGGACGGAGGATTGGAGATTAAATGTCCTGCTCCTTCTACGCATGTAGAGTATTTGAGGGGCGGAGTACTCCCTTCTAAATATAAACAGCAAGTCATGGGGTGTCTGTGGATTACAGGCAGGGAGTGGTGGGACTTTGTTTCTTACCATCCGACTATGAAACCTCTGATCGTTCGTGTTGAGCGTGATGAGGAGTACATCGCAGCATTGGAGAAGTGTGTGACCAAGGCTGTTAATTTGATAGACGAGAATGTAGAAAAGTTTTTTAACTAAGGAGAAAGACATGAGTGATTATGATGATACTAACCGTGGGGCTTTATTCAAGAACGAAAGGAAAGAGATAGAGACTCACGCTGATTACAACGGGACGATCAATGTAGGCGGTCAGGAGTTCTGGTTAAACGCCTGGCTCAAAGAGTCCAAGACAGGTAAGAAGTTCTTCAGTCTGTCAGTTAAGCCTAAAGAAGCTAAGCCAATGTCTAACTCGCCAGAGATTGAACTAGACGACCTTCCTTTTTAGTCAAACAGGGGGTGAAAGCCCCCTATTTTAACTCTTACTTGATAGGAGAATGCCATGTACTTACACAGAACCATCTACACGCCTGAAAGAAAAACATCCATCGCGCTTGAGCGTGTGTTTTGGGAGTCAATAGATAGGATTTCCAACGGACACTGGAAGAACTGGGTGTTAGAGGCTTTAGAGAATAAACCTGCCGACTTAGGCAGAGGAACATATCTTAGGACACTGGTACACAAAGCAGCCGTCTCAGGAAAGCTTCAGTATGAGGACAAGCAATGATTCACATTGGCAAGACAATACGCATAGCACACGAACAGGTCGGCATGAGGCATAAGGCTGTGGCAGATATGATTGACTGCCATAGCTCTAACTACTCTCACACTCTAGCCCAGGGAAACATGACCGTTCATCGGTATAAGCAAATCTGTGACGCTCTGGGTTTGACAATGGATCAGGTTTATAAGATAGGAGAACAGCATGCAAACGGATAACGAACTAAGGGGTAGGCTAGAAAAGGATATCCAAAAGTATCTGGGCAATGGAGGGAAGGTTACTTACTGCAAACCTTTTGAGTTTTCCAGTGACAAGTCTTTAAGTAAGTCATCTTACTCCGCGTTCAATGAAAGAGAGGCTAAAAGAAATGGACGATCTAAATGAAGTTAAGGACATGGTAGGAGACATCCCGCAGGGAGAGTTTTGGGTGGTCAGTAATAAGCAATCTCTTGATGCGTTCGTCTCTCACATCACCAAGCTTTACGAAGACAAGAAGTACGTCACGATTAAGTGGAAGGCAGGGAAGACAAGAACCTCTGCACAGAATAACGCATTGCATGTTTACTGCCGACTACTTGGTGAGGCTTTAAATGACGCGGGGTATGACATGAAGAAGACTGTCAAAGCAAGCGTAGACATCCCCTGGACAACAGATCTGGTGAAGCAGTATCTATGGAAGCCAATACAGTCTGTGGTTACTGGTGATGACTCTACTTCTATCGCTTCACGGGAAGATTACGACAAGGTACATGCTGTACTAAGCCGTCATCTGTCAGAGAAGTTTAATGTTTATGTACCGTTTCCAAGCAAATGATTATCTTTACTGAGTTCTCAGATGCGCTTGAAGAGGCTGCGTGGTGTGCTGATTCAGAGAGAAAGACTTATGTCATACACGCATTACAGAATGGCTTTGCTGTATCTAAGAAGCAGGTTGGTAGACGTAGATACCGTGGATTAGAGGTGGGTTTTAAGCGTAAGTATACCCGCGATAAAGTGTAGAAATGCAACATATAATGCGCATTAAAGTGTTTAATGACCAATATATGTTTCGTAAAGTGTGCAAAGCGTCTTATAAGACGCATTAAATGAGGCAGAGGTATGAGCAATGACATGATGGAGGTAATACACCAGGCTACAGATGAGCTTCAAATTGGCTTGGATAAACTTGAAGACAAACAAGTAAAGGAAACATACAATGCCTTAGTGGCTCTGCAAATAGAGCTGCACAGAAAGTACACCTCACACTACACCAAGAGGCTAGGGCTTTATGGGTATAAAAACTAAACAGGAATACGAGATTCCATTTGATGTCAGAGTTGCGGCAAAGACTTACCCAGTAACTCAGAAGAACTTTAGTGTAGCGTTACTTAAGATGCGCTATGACAGGATGGAAGAAAAGGATCAGATCCGAGCAGAGAAGACGCTTCTCTCGCTGCGTGATGGGAGATACTGGAAATGACTAGAGCCGTGAAGCGTAGGGTCAAACGGAAATCTAAACCCAAGACCAAGACTTCCGCTCAGTTAAAGCAAGAGTGCTACAAAGCTGTACAAAAATTAGCCAGACTTGCAGCGTCAGATGATAACGGCAATTGTTCTTGTGTGTCTTGTGGAGTCACCAAGCACTACAAGGATATGCAGGGAGGACACTTCATCCCTAAAGGCAACTCATCCTACTGGGCGTTAGAGATAGAGAACGTCCATCCCCAGTGTCCTGCATGTAACATGTGGGGTATGTCTCACGGATCAGCTGCTCAGCAGTACACACTCTGGATGCAGGATATGTACGGTAGAGACTTTGTGGAGGAGATGATTGAAAAGAAGTCTACTCCGGTTAAGAGATACAAAGCAGACTACGAGCAAATCCTGGCAGAGTTCCAAGAGCTAATCACCTACCACGAGAACCGTGTATGTTAAAAGTTAAGCTAAGCAAGAAAGAATTGTTTGACTGTCAACGCGCAGTGAATGGTCGCTCCATGTTATCTAGGGCTTCTGGTGTAGTTAACCAACGGAAAGACAAGTCTAGCACAGATGAAGAGGTAGACTTGCTTGGTATTAAAGGTGAGTTAGCAGTATCTAAAGTTTACCAGGTAGACTTCAGCCCGTTTGATTTTGGAGTAGACGCGGGAGTGGATATGTTCTTTGGCGACATAGGGGTTGATGTTAAAACTACCAAGTACCCAAACGGAGTCTTGCTGTTTAAAAGCGTTGAGGCATTCAAAGCTCCTATCGCCGTCCTGTGTACAGAGATAGACCAGAACACCATGTGTGTAGTTGGTTGGATTCGCAAGACAGAATTTGCCGACAAGTGTACCAAGTTTATTAACCCTAAGACTAAAGTTTATAAGGATGGTATGTGCGTTGAGCAGTCGC